GAGCCTTTCTACTTTGGCAGAATCTAGTAATTTACTCTCCACCATATGTCCAATTTCATGGATAATTTCTGTTTCGTCTGCGCCTCTTGCTACGTATAGTATATCATGGAAATAGTCATATTGACTAGCCCCTTCTTTTCCAATATCAATAATTATCCCATTATTTAGCGCTTTTTGTACCTTTTCAGGCATAGAAAATATCACCTTATTTACGGTCATCCGCTCCTTTGTGATGCTCTGTCCGGGCGTATGGTTCCTGACTAAATAATTAGTTTTCTCTTTTTCACTTTTCTTCTCTACAAATTTCTCCTCCCATTCCCGGTAATCCATATCATCCGGGACATAGTAGGTCTTACCCGTTTCTTCATCCCTTGCTGCCCGTTTCCCAATACCCCCGAAATCTTCATCAAAATAGGGAACTGTGGTTGAACGGCAAAACACATGAAGGGGCGGGGCGGTAACTCCCGGTTGATACTCTTTCATGAGAAAATGCTTTCCGTCAAGGCTACGGCATATATCGGAAGTGTGGGAATCAAGGGTTGCAACAATTTCAAACTGTTCAACCCCCAATTCTTCAAAGCAATCCCTCTGTGCCGCTGAGCTGAAATAGGCTTCTTCCGTCATTATCAGCCTTCCTGCGTTATACCGGGAAGTATTCATCTTCTTCGCAAGGGAATCAATCGCCTTTTGTGGGTCAGCTCCCAACATGATATTTTGGGTAAGTTCACTGTGAATTTCTGAAATCAGCTTTTGCTTATTGCCCCAAATCCTCTCAGAAAAGTTCTTCCCATCCACCGCCCACGGTTTAGCAAGCACCTTTTCAATCTGTGACTGATCCAGTCCTGCAATATCCCAGCCAATATTGAACCCCTTCTGAAGTTCGTATGCGGTATGGTAGTAGCCGCTTTTAAATAAATTACCCATTGCCCCGGTCACTGTCCCAACCTGTTTTGAAAACATAGCTTCAAGGCTTTGCTGTGTCTGAATTTTCAGGGCTTCCAGCTTTGTGATATGGTACTTTGCAGAAGCATTTTCCAATTCCTTCATCCATCTGCCTGTTAAAGCATTTTCTTTCCCGTATTTGATATAGTCCTGAACATCCCACTTGAATTCTTTCAGGGCTGCGCCTTTCAGATATTGGCGAGCTTCTGCAAGGGTAATCTCATTGTTATCGGCAAGCCGCTGATACCACCGGGCAATCTGCCCTTCAATCTGCTTTTGGGCTTCTTTATACTGCCTTTCTATTTCAGCAACGGTGGCTACGCCTTGCTCGTTTTGGGCAGCTTCAAGCTGTTCAAAACGTAGTTTCCAATAGTCGCTATTCTTCATTTACA